TTATTTAAAGCTACCAAAATCGGTAATACGCTGGCCATCTTTTGACTGACCGACTGCGACATAGCGACGATTGCCAGAAGCTGCAATGCATGTGATCCAAATATATCCGTCTACATCACACCAGCCATCATAATTGATTTCTTGACCAGCTGTGTAGACCGCCACAATTTCAGCATCTAAGCCAGCAGCTATTCGGACATTGAGAGCTGAAACCTCTACTGTGAATGTGCCAGCTTCTTCGTGGATTGACCCATCACCGCTAGAAATGGTTGGAGCGGGTTGATAGCCTATGTCATCCGTTGGGAAGTAGAACCAACCTACGACACCATCAAAGTTACGGGTGTTATATCGAGCAGGGCCACCGATATACAGACTGTCTGCATTGCCATCGATATTTTGTTCGATTGTTTTCATGGTGTAGCCGTCGCTATCTTCAATTACAAGGCCTGTATGACCGTATTCGTGGCCATAGATGTAGGTCGTATCCATAACAAAGACCGCCCCAGCTCGTGGCTTGCTATCAAGATTCCCCTCTTGATTGTACTCTACCTCATAGCCAAGGCTGGCCGCTGAATTGAGCAGGTCAATGGCATTTCCCCACAAAGCCTTGCCAAAAAAGTTGATAGAGATTGAGTTTGGCAAGTCTACGCATTGTGTGCCCCACGCACCATCAGCGTCCGTTCCTACGCCAGCATTTGCCAGATTTTCAGCGAATAAAATTATATTATCTGTTGTTGCCATTGCCGCCCCTCCTATTTATCAAACTGACTCGCGCCGATGATATAAGTCACCTCACCAACGATATCAAGTGGTGTAGGTAGCTGACGCACATTGCTAGCACTGACCAGCACACGGCCATCTGGCATCAAGACGAAGTCAATCGCAGCTTGTGGTTGGATTTTCCCTTGAGAAATCACCTTAGCTGTGAATGTTACGGGATGCGCAGGCTTAAAGCCTTCTGCGATTCTTTCGTTTAACGTATATTGACCGTTATCCCAGCGTTGTGTGGCTGGTGTAGAGATGTGAGCTCGTACTTGAGCTTCTTCATTGCGAGCTAGATAGAGTTTTGACCCAAAGCCAAAACGGAAATTTCCTTCTGCGTATTCAGTTACTTTTGTCATTTTTTATTTTCCTTTCAAATTTTCAAAGGCCGCAAACCAAAAATAAGTTGCAGCAAAAGCAAACAGAGCAAGCTTCAGCGCCTGCTCTTTTATTCTATTTTTTATCATTTTTTCCCGAACTTGAGATTTTTTCAATAAATTCGCGAAAAAATGTTGTGTTAATCCCGAGCTTATCAAAGTTTTCCAGAATAGATTTTAGCTCAAAAAACAGATAACCGAAATAAAGTATCTGTAGAGCTCCCAGTCCAATCCCTTCAGGCAGCAAAATAGAAAGCGGAATGCAAAAAGCTAGTAAAGCAATGCTAGCAATCTTGCGAATAATTCCGTTGATCCCTTCTTTGCTGCGAAATTCAATGTTCGGGTTGAGCTTAGCGGCCAGAGTCCCTGTTAAGAAGTCAATAGCCATAGCACCCATGATGAGTGCTAAAGTAAACACAATCAGTTCATCCTGCGTATCAATTAAGCCACGCAAGCCATGTGACCATTCCAAAACGTTAGCCTGCATTCATCACCCTTTCTTTTCTTTAGACGAAGCTTCAAGCTCCGCGATGATAGCATCCTCAGCGACATAGACTGCCTCCTGGAATGCCTGTTCCTGTTTCCGCACTTCCTGACGATTCGCAGCATAAGCCTCAGCATTATCGACCCAGTCACTAGGTGTTGTTACACCTTTGTCGTCAATATCCGCTGTCATTGTCTTGACGACCGTATCGTCGATTTTAATACGGCCTACAATTTTCGTGGTTTTTGTGATTTCCAATGCCATAGTTATTCTCCTTTTTCTGTCTCTGGTGCTGCGCTTGTTTCAAGCGAGTTTTCAAACTCTGCATTACGCTCTAAAGCTTGCTGCAGTTGCGCTTGTAGCTCTTCGTTTTCAGCTTCAAGCTTTGCAATCGTTAACGATTTGCTAGCAATTTCGATTGCTAGTTTCGATTGTATTACTTCGTTCATTTTTTCCTCCTAAACTTTTGCAGGCATAGTGTAGTTATAGCCTTTTTCAGTCGTTTTGTTATTGTGTAATAGTTGGAGATTATCGATGATGAGGTTAATGGTCTCTCTCATGCTTGAGTATGTAGAAGCATTCTTCCATAGCCACACATCACCAACTTTCATCCTCGAAGAAACACGATGATTGACATTGTGAGCGTCAATCTCTAGCTTGTTTGGTAAAGTGATAACATCCCATCCATCCGCAGATTTAAACGGTGAGCTAGTCAATCTGACAGTATCTCCTACAACATCGACTTGGTCAATATCAGGGCCATTCCATGCGCGAATTCCAACAAATCCACCATCATCAGAACTCTCGCCACCGAAACGATTAGAACCAATTATCGTAACTCCAGCAAGACCTTTGCCTATGACTGTTCCTGTCGCGAATTTTACAAATTGGTTAGGATAGCCTGTTAAAACTCGTTTCAATGCTGCCTTGTCTGTGTAATAATTGATTTGACCAGCATTCAAGTCAATTTTCATCGCGTCATTCTGAGCAGAAATGACTTTGCCTTTCATCCACTCGATAAACGCTAACTCGATTTTAGACTTGATAAAATTCGCATCTAGGCCGACAATCTTATTAGCATTTAAGTTGACGATGTTAACATTGGCCGCATTTAACGTGCCGGTTGTGACTTTGTCGGCAAGGACGCTCTCAATCATAGCGGATTTTATAACCGCATTATCAATCAAAGTCTGACCAGTAATGTGCGTCAAGCGTCCGTCTAGCCGATTAACACCATTTGCGCCCAGATTTAAGCCGGATATTAAATCACCCGCTGAATTTAAGTTTTTAACCGCCCAAGAGCCCGCAAGTTGGCTCTGGACGGTTCGCAAGCCTTGGTTTTTGGACACCTCGACTTGAAACAGCTCATTAGTCAGAGCCATGCGAGAGACCTTGTCTGCGACCTCTTTCTCGGTCGAGCCAATCAACCGCTCATAGAGCTTGCTGGTTTCTTGCACACGCTGAAACTCGGTCTGGCTAGCCTTCCCAGCGACCTGTTGAGTAATCGTAGTCAGCTGCCCCTCAGCCGAGCGCTTAAACTCAGCTAGACTAGTCTTGGTCTCGTTAAGACCAGACTCAACCCTGCCGACTTTATTCAGCGTTTCCTGCGCTGACTGCTTCCATGTATTAAAGCTTGTCAGCGAGCTATTGGCCGTATTAAGGGCAGCTTGCACGCTGGCCAGTTGACCGTCAACTGTCTGGCGATACTCAGCCAATTTGGTGTCTGCGTAGCTCGTTGCATCTTCTGGAGCTGGTGACCAATCTGTCGGGATAGTACCTATCTCTAGCTTAAATTTAGCTTTAGTCTTATCTAAAATTAAATTTTCGAATGAGACAGCTAAATATTTAGCGTTTTGAGGCGGTTTGATAGTTTGTTTTAAGTAGCCATTAAACCAAAATGTTGAGTAGCCATTTGAGACAGGATTTTGCTGATCGTCGAAAAACTGTAAGCCTGCCCACAATCTTTTTTCTTTAGGCTCAAGCTCCCACACCTGCAAGAGATAATCTGTGCTTTTAACCTCAATGAGGTTTGAGTACATGTAATTATTATCTCGCTTGAGACCATTTTGATAATAACCATTTTTGTTAAAGTTTGAGTAAGCAAGTAGATTGTTTCCACCTACTAGCAACTCCTCAAACCGCCTGCTTATGCTCCGCACATCCTCTGTGTGCTGAGCCTTAGCCACGTAGCCAGCCTCAATGAGCTTGCGCTCGGCAGTCAATTGACGTGCTGTCTCCTCACGACTGTAAGTGCGTAGAGCTTCTGAGCGTGTGCCGTCTGCGTTAACGTATGACTGGATAGCCATGAGGTCGGTGCGCAAGCCCTGAGCCGTCCGCTCAAAGGTCGCCTTGGCTTCGGTGATGAGGCCATCTGCATCTTCTGGAGCTGGGCTCCAATCTGTCTTAAATGAGCCTTGCTCTACCTTAACCTCCCAAACACTTTTCAGCTTTTCGGGGTCTTTGCGATAGGTATTGACCCGCAAGTGATAGATGCCTGTCGGACGAGCCCAGACAAATTCTGTCCCTGTCGTGCCAGTTTTTGCATCTGACACGATTTGGTAGTTCGCCACAGCTTTATCCATAATCCAAAGTACAACATTATCTGACTCTTTTGAGTCGTTGTGCCGAGAATCAAAGATTCCATCAGTTTTCGCAGAGATTCTATATTTCTCGTTTTGGACAAGATATACTGATGTTTCCTGTGAATACAGCGTGTTATTGTCAAAATTCGTAGGATTTCTGTTCGGCTTAAACGGACCTTTTGAGCCCTTCAATAGATTCCGTCCGCCAACCGACAAGCTCGCCAACTCTTCCCTTAACCGTCCAGCCTCAGCTGTTACCAAAGCCTTATCGGCTTTGTCCTTGGTCGCATTGACAATCTCTTGTCTAATGCCAGACGCTCGCACATCAAATTCAGCTGTGCTCAATTTTGAGTCCAGCTTGTTCTGCGTGTCGGTCTCAAGGCTCTTGACTGAGGCCAATATCCTGTCTGAGAGCAAGGTCAGGGCGCTTGAGTCCGCTTTGGTACTGAGTCCCTCACGCAAGCTAGAGACACTAGCTTCTAGCGAGTCCGCTCGTTGCTTAAAGTTTGACTCGACAGCTGAGATTTGGCTTTCGACATCTTCGGGCGCCGGACTCCAATCTGTCGGTATCGTACCATATTCAACTTTGACTTTGGTTTTGAGTACATCTCCGATTTCAAAGCTTGATCCACCGCACCCAAAGCGTAAAGTAATAAAGCTCACTCCCGCTAATTCTTTTGGTGAAATCACAAAAGAGTTGGTATTGTAATACCGATAATTTTTTACCGTATTACCCCTTTCGTCGAAATACGAAATAAAATTCTTGGAAAAGACAGGATTCGAAATCGTCACATAGATTGATTTACCTGCAATGGCAGGAATACGAACGCCGTTTATGCTACTTGCTGTCCTTGGATGAGTCATCGCTTCGCCGATATAAGGGTCTAGTCCTGTAGCTTTAAAAGATATCTCACCAGACAAAATATCCATCTGAAAATCAGCCACATGACCATTTTTCCAAATGTCTGAATTTTTGCTCAATGCATAAAGATTAGTACCCCCAACCTGCACACTCGCTATCCGACTTTTCAGCTCCTCAGCTGTCTGCGTGAGCTCTGACTTGCTGGCCTTACCATTGGCCACGTTGGCCAGCTCTGCCAGCCTGTGTTGTGTGCTTTGCTCATAATTGGCCTGAGCGGATTTTACGCCCGCAAGCTCGGTTTTGGCTGCGTTGAGCGCCTGCACTTGCTTAGCTATCTCAGACTCAGCTTGAGACTGCTTTGTGTGGATGTTGGCCAAATCGCTTCTTAGGAGCGCTGTTTGGTCGTTCGCCGCCTGCTGAGCACTAGCAAAGTCAGATTTTAGTCGGTCAATCGCAGCCTGATTGGTCTGCTTAGAACCAGCCAAGTCCTGATTGAGCTTGGTGATAGCACCCTTGGCCGCCTCGATAGCTGAGGCGTTAGCGCCAGCCGTGCGGAGGGCTTGGGTGGTTTGCTCTTTCAAAACTAGGTCGCTAGCTTTCATAGCCTTGTCTAGTTTTTCGATTTCGCCCGAAATCTTCGCCCTCAAAGCCTCACTGCTAAAAGTCCTTAAGATTTCTTCCCAGACCTCGCCCGTCCATCGCAGCATGATTTTGTGACCTTCGTGCTCTGGGTCTGGTTTGTACCAAATGTCATTGATTAGGACTTTTCCGGGGTGTTTCCCAGTCGGGTCTTCAGCGCCATACCAGTTATTATTAAATCCATCTGCAGTCGGCAGATAATCGGGGAGATTTTTGACAAAATTTGAAAATTCATTGGCCACAAACTCATCAATAGCCTTGTCAGCAATCGTCTGAGCTTTGGCTTCATTACTTTCACCAACCCTATCGCCTAACTTAATGTCACTTGACTGGTCATTTAAACGGTTAAAAGTGATTTCAAAGATACGAGTGTCATAATCTAGCTTCTTGTCATGTCTGACTACTCGGATAGTGTCGCCGATTTTTGCGCCTCTCAAATAAACGCTTGAGGTCTTTAGGGTCAGTTGTGGTCTAGCAGCATCTACTAAAGCTTTGTAAGTTCGCTCAATCAAAACTTCTGGATTTTCTTCCTCCGGAAAATCCACAAAACCAATTTTAGGACGCATAGAACCGTCAGCATTCTTGATGCCGTAGAGCTTGGTCATAGCTGGCAGTTCAACGTACTTCTGCCCTTTCGGCTTGTTGACTGGTTTCCCACTAGCTGTTGACCAGACTACATCCTCAAAAGTGATTTTTCTTCCGAAGCCATTCGCTTGTTTTCCAGATTCTTCAGCAGAGCTAACTTGCTCACCCTTTCCACGACCTACCAAAGCTGTAAAAATATTGGTTCGTTCGACTTCTTGGAGGATTTGTAGGGCGTTATGGCCATAGACTACACGCTTGCCAACCGATTGACCAATCTTTCGCTTGAAATCGATGTACCGAGCGCCTATACGGTTTCCGTTCATCTCAACGAAAAATTGCATCTCTAAGTCCCAGACTTCACACACTTTCTTGAGCGCATCAAAGACAGAAATGTAATAAAAGTTGGTGCTGTGCGGAGTTGTCTCTCCAACAAAGCGAGCTTGCCAGTTGGTGCCAGATAGCAGATCGTTGATGACTTCTCTAGCAAAAGCGTTTTGAGGGCGCTTGTCAAAAACCGGAGATTTTCTCAGCTCTTCAATTCCCGACTGGACGCCGATTAACGTTGTTAAATTTTCTGATGATTTTTGAGCAACATAAAAATAGTGGAATGTGTGAGCATCTTCCATGGTCTGAATGGCCATGTATTCCACTTTTTCCAACTCATCATCGTTCAGAGCTTTCATCTCAACAGTCAATCGGTCAGACACATAGCGTTCTTTAGTCAGAGAGTATTTTTGGAGGGCGGTCTTAATAGCCGGTTTTCTGATGATTTTGATCAGCTTCTCGTCTTTATCGAACAAATAAATCATGCTCGCTCATCCCTCCAAACTACTTTTTTTACGCTAGCATTTTTAGCTGTGATAGTATCGCCATTTTTGACAGTAAACTGTTCAAGCGGACTAAATCGGTCAAGCTCGCTGAGAATGCTCCTGCCGTTATAAGTAGCAGTTACTTCTTCTTGACCAAAAGTCACAATTATGTCCTTTCCAGCTACATACGAGCCAGAAAAAGATAATACTTTCGTGCCGTTGATGATTTGTACTTGGTTCACTGTTCCGGTCGGTGTGACGGTTATAGACTCAGGCAGCACTTCCAAAGCATCCGATAAAGTAATAGGCCCAGTTGAATTTTGAGCGCGTTTCTTCTTATAGCCATCTGGTACAAGGATAGTGAATCTGCTGATGATCGAGAGACTTTTTTCTTCAATGGCATCAGCTCCACTAAAATAGCCATAGTAGACATACTCAGGTTCGTCTTTAAAGGTGATTTCAAGAAAACCGCTGCTTGCATGAGTTCGCAAGATCTTATTCAATTTCGCGAATTTATCACGCATTTTAGAGCTAGTATCAGCTTCAAGCTTGTATTTAATCTCAAGCTGACGCTCATCGTCTGAAACATCCTCTACCCAAACACCACGCCGCCCTGGAACTGAGCTCTTTTTGATTGTTTGACCAAGTAAACCTCTTCCTGTTACCGTCAAATGCGTGTAGCCCTCAACCAATTGATTGAGAGGTGTTCCGTTGATGGACATATTGTCACTAGGCTCGAAAACCGTGATATTATTATTTTTTTCTAATTTTGAATAACCATACATAGCTTTCTCCTTCCTAGTAACTGTCCAAAATCAATTCCATTTCTTGTGCATTCGTGATATCTTCAGTAAATGTGCGATAGGCTGTATTACCCATTTTCAGCACGATTTCTGCCGCTTGTTGTCCAACGGTTAGTGTGCCGCCATCAAAGGATACAGATGGGTCGTAGGCTGTCAAGCGCCCTAATTCGCCATCGACTGCGCCAAGCTCGCTCTGTAAATTGCCAGCAATGTCTTTGCCAGTAAAAGCGTCAATAGCTCCTTGAGCCATGTTTCCGACGGTTTTTGCAACTTGGCCAGCTTTGTTATTAATACCGATGATAAAACCTTCGTCTGTGTAGATACCAAATTGCTTAAACACTCTTGAAGGCGAGTGAATGCCAAGCAGACCTTTCGCCCAATCTATAGCGCCTCTCACTGCGCCGCCGACTGCATCTATCAACGCTCCTGCAGCGTTTTTAACCCCATTTACAAACCCCATAATGAGGTCTCTACCAACACTTATCGCGCTACTGATAAAGTTTCTCGCAGCATTCACTGCGTTGTCAAAGCCGCTTCTGACAGCCGATACAATCCTTGGCCCGGCATTCGTAACCGTGCTTACTAGATTGTTCCATCCGTTTGTAACGGTGGATTTGATATTTTCAATCGCGTTCGAAATAGCAGATTTGATATTGTTCCAAGCATTTTCAGCTGCTGACTTGATATTGTTTAAGGCATTTGAAATGAAGTCCTTGATAGCATTCCAAGCTGTTTCGATGCCGCTCTTGATTGCGTCCATCACAGTGCTAATAGTGGTTTTTATAAACTCCCAAGCTGCGCTAGCTGCTGTTTTAATTCCGTCCCAAATTCCTGACAGGAAAGCAACTATAGCATTCCAGATTTCGCCTGTTTTGGTCTGGATAATCTCCCAAGCGTTTGAAATAGCTTGTTTGATGAGATCAAAATTCCCGGTCACCAAACCAACGATAGTCAAAAGGATTGCTGCGAAGACCGCTTTAATAATTTCCCAAGTGGCAGACCAAATGGTCGAAATCGTATTCAAAATTGTCTGAATAGTGTTCCAAATAGTGGTCAAAACAGAAACAATCGTTGTGGATATAGCTTCCCAAATCGGTGCGATAACCGCAGAAATCGCATTCCACACCGCATCCCAAGCAGTCTGAATGCCAGTCATGATGTTTTGGATAACCTCCCCAACAGCTGTGATAGCGTTGCTGACTGTTGTTTTTATCCATTCCCAAATTGGGTTAACAACTGCCATGATAGCGCCCCAGATGGTATCCCAAATGGATTTGAGGAGTTCCAAGCCTGCTGTCAAGATATTCTGTAGTCCCTTTATTCCAAGAGCGACCAGTGCTTTTAATCCATTCCAAGCAAGCTCTAAAGCATATTTGAGCGTTTCCCAAGCTCCTGACCAATCGCCATTGATCATCTGCATAACTGCTTTGATAATTTGTAAAACAACATGCAAAGCGGTAAATACAGTCACCTTAATCAGATCCCACGCCGTTTTCACAATTGACACAATAAGATTCCACGTCGTTTCAATTATGGGAGCTAAGATATTCGTGACTGTTTCGACCACTTCTTTTATGGCATTCCAGACTGTTTTTGCTGTTGATAAAATTAACTCTTGGTTTTCTTCCCAAAAACCAACCAAGATGCTGACAAATGTCTGAACCACATCCCAGATGGCTTGAACAGCACTACTGATGGCTGTCTTGATAGCTTCCCAAGCTGCATTCACCTTGTTCCGAAACTCTTCGCTAGTGTTGTAGACACCAACAAGAACCGCAATCAAACCAGCTATAATAGCCACAACAGCTAGAAAAGGCGCGCCCAAGGCTGACACTGCACCTACTAATTTTGCAAAGGCGAGGCTTAAGGCGCTCCCTCCGCTGTTTAGCAAAGCGAACCAGCTACTTACTTTAGCAAACACACCTCCGATCGTTGTTGCAATCGAGATGACCTTTCCTATTCCAGCGACAAGGCCGCCTAAGACCGTCAAAACAGGCCCTGCGGCCACTATGACGGCTCCAAGCCATTTTTGCCAAGGCGCTAGCGGTAAATTATCCCAAATCGTCCCAAGAACCCGCACCACATTATCTTTAAACGTGAGAACTGTCTCTTTCAGGCTTTCCATCAACGCTTTGATGTCCGCTTCGTTGTTCCCAAGGCCAGCTACAAGGTTCTGAGCTGCCGCTTTCATCGCTGCAAACGAGCCTGATACGGTCTCGCTGGCCTCTTTGGCGGTTGTTCCAGTAATTCCAAGGCGATCCTGAGTAATTCCGATAGCTTCAATCAGGGTGTGGAAAGGAATATCTTTGACATTTTCGGCCGTTGCTTCAAATTCGCCGTTCAAAACACCTGATTCGTTGACCAAACGGGCCATTTCGCTAGCGGTTCCCCCGTAGCCTAGCTTAAGGTTGTCCAGCATCGTGTAATTGTCTTTGGCAAACCCTTGATAAGCGTTTTGGATATCGGTCATACTGGTACCCATTTTATTCGCATTATCTGCCATCTGTATGATGGCTTTGTCTGCATATTGTGCGGCTTTAGCAGTATCTCCTCCTAGACCTTGTAGCAAGGTTGCCGAGAAGGAGGTGACCTGTTCCATGTAAGAGTTAGCGGACACTCCAGCTGTTTTAAAAGCCTTATTGGCATTTTCAATAACGTTGGTGCCGTCATTTGCCATTGTTTGATACAATTTTCGGGCTTCCTCTCGGGTCATCCCGTACTCTTTTGCAAGATTGTTTACGCTTGTTCCGTTTTGCTTAAAGAGTGTCTGGACACCTCCTAAGCTTTGCTCGAGGTCTGCAAAAGATTTCACGACACCCCCAACCGCTCCAACGACTGGAGCAGTAAAACCAGCAGTCATCCCAGCACCGACCTTCATCATAGAACCACCAATGGCACTCAAACTACCGCTTATTTTGTCAAAGCTCGAGCCAGATTGATTTTGGAGGCTTTGAAGAGACATCTTAGCCTCTTTAAGACCATTAGCGAAGTCAGATACATTCGCTTTTAAAATCGCCGTGACATCAAATGTTGCTCCCATCAAAGACCTCCTTTCCCGTCATGATTGAGTCTCTTATTACGATCTGCCATCGTAAGACCTTTTTTGATTTCTTTGTCCTCTGTCTGGAAAATTCTTTCAAATTCTTCTTTCCGATTGTAAAAATCGTCAAAGGTTTTAAATGCAGACCTGACACTTTTACCGCTGCCTTTCGTAGCTTGGACTCGTTGATTCATCCAAGCTTGGATTGCTGCATTATATCGCTTATCTTCCTGTTGTATTGCATAAGCTAAATTGTAAATTTCAAATTCGACAAGTGTTGTTCTGGCTGCCTCTAAGAAGCTCATTCCATGCCTTGCGATCAGCAAAGCGATAGCCTCGTCATATCCAAAATTTGAACCCGAAGCCCCTTCTACTCTGCTAGGTTCATCGCTTTTTTGAGCAGGGGTGACGCTTTTAACTCTGCGACAATCGCTTTGATTGTTTCGTCGTATTTATCATTGATGATCAAGTCTTCCAGAAACGCTTCAATGCCTTCATTGCTCGGCTTCTTGCCTTCTGTAACCGTTCCGGCCTTGATGATGTCCACAAAGGCCATTGGATCATTGAGGGCTTGCCCGGCATTAAAGAGGGTCATGGCTCCGTAGCCGGTCTTCATACCTTCCAATTCCGCAGAATGAAGTCGGTTCATTTCGCGCAAAAATCCAAGACCAAATCGCAAAGTATAATCACGTCCGTCGATGTGTAAAATCATATTTTCTCCTTTTCAAAAAAATAAAAGGGGTGTTTAACCCCTTTAAGAATTATTAGACAGAACGACCTGCAGCAGTCGTTTCTTTGGCAAGCGTATGGTAGTCGTACTGCGCTGTTTCGACAGCTTTCTTTTGAGAGGCTGTCAGCGAGTCGATGTGAATGATGCCATTTCCGTCAATGGCCATTTCGTAAGATAATTCAATCTTATCGTCAGCCGGAGCGGAAAGCTCAAAGCTCTTGAAGTAACCTTGGTAGTATTCCACATCATAAATTTCTTTCCCTCCGGACTGGCGCACGCTGCCAAGGTCAACAACCCAACACTCAATTTTTTCATTGTTTGCGAACCATTTCCGCATTTCCTTCCACATGTTGACCGTGTCACCGTCTTCGCGGTAAGCAAGCGATTTGAACTCACCGCTTGTTTCGCCGTCGGAAATCGAATTGACTACACCGTCCTTGGTTTTGGTGCTTTCAATCTCTTTCTCAGGATTGATTGTTAGCTCGACCTGAAAGCGGACCTTTCCTGCATCCTGCTTTGCTTGGTCTTTTAATCGTCGGAAAAACACTACATAGTCTTTTCCTAGCACTAATTCTGCCATTTATGTCTCCTTCTTTGTGTAATTAAAAGTAACGTCCAGCGCAATGTGAAGTAAAGGCTGGACGTCTGTGTTATCTGGTATGACTTGTTTTGAGGTCGAAAGATGAGCTAACTTATGCTCATATCCATCTTTTAGCAGCTTCACCGCTCCTTCCAAGTAAGCTGAAATCTTGTCTAAACGAGCCCTGTGCTCTCTTAAACCGTAGAGATGGATTGTCTGCCTTACCATCCCTAAGACATCGTTATTTGGGATGTCAGAGCCGTTGCTCTCTCCCAAAAAAGCAAAGGGATATTTAGTCTCAGCATCTGGTAAATAGTCGTATGTATCGACCCTTACGTTGCAGAGCGAGAATAAATTCCTGAATAAATCATGATTCGGGGTCACCTAAAAGCTCCTTTCATCACTTTTGTCATGTCCTTTTGGAATTCAGGTTGAATTTGCTCCAACATAGGACGAAAATGGGGCTTACCGGGCTGAAATCGGGTGCCGTATTCCTGATAGCCGTCATAGCCAGCTTCGCCGTGGATATGAGCTTCCATTCCTGGATAGGAAGTGGTGATATGGTCTTTCAAAAATCCAGTATCCCTGGGCGCTAGGTCCCTAGCGATTCTCTTTCCTTTTTCACCATTATTTTTCAAAACCTGCAAAGACTGCTCGACTGCTTTCGGATGGGCGTTACTGATGGTTGCAGTCAATTTCTCTATGCCTTGCCATTTAATTCCCATACTAACCACCTACCTTTTTGAGTCTGACAGCTCCTTTAATCGGGGCATCTATCTGATCCATAAGGGCATATTTGCTGCCGTCATAAATAGCGGTAGCAAAAGGCTTCTGTTCTTGTTGGAAACGGCAAATCATGACCGTATCAGTCTGATTTCCGTAATCTTTAAAAACCCTTGCTTGGCGGACGAAGTTAACCAAACAAGGAACAGTTTCTGACTGCCCCTCTTGATTTTTGTATTCGTCCGTTTCTGGATTATATTTTGGCGCTCCAGTCTCTCTAATAAGGGTGATTCGGTGGGGCGTTTTCATAAGAATACCACCTTTCCTTTCTCTCTCAGAGAGCCATCCAAGCCAAAATCTTTGTTTAAAATAGCCATATAAGGCTTAAACAAATTGTCCCAATCCTGATAGGTCACAGAATAGCCATCCACGGTCTCGGAAGTCACACCCTCGGAGCCTTTTCGACCATAAAGCTTATAAACAACATTTTCAATCATGAAATTGTACTTCTGATCAATCTCTGTTGTTCCTGTCAAGCTTTTGAAGTAGCTTTCAGCATCTTCGACTAGGTCCTGTAACAAGTCATTTTCTTTTGTGTCGTCGGGATCAATACCCAGCCGACGCTTGATTTTGGCTAGCTGAGTATTATCCATATCTATTCTCCCTCAGCGCCTTCGAGTAGGGCTTTCAATTCGTCCTTAGTAGCACGAGAACCATACTTAATACCAAGCTCGTCAAGTTTAGCCTTGAGCTCTTTCACGCTTGGATCGGGTTCAGCTTCAGGAGCTGCTTCTTCTGCAAGGATTGCTTCTCCCTCAGCGCCTTCGATGGCGATAACCCCTTTTTCAAGCAGCTCCTTGATTCGGTTGTCAGAAACCGTCAAATCTGCACGCGGATAAACTTCGCCCGTTTCGTACAAGCGGTCGTTATCTTTAGTGTCGATGATATTTGTAGTTACAATGTAAGTCATTTAAAAACTCCTTTCTTAAACGTTAGCAGCGTCTGTCAACTTAGCAAAGGCATCTGTCTTCGTGATCATGACTGCGATGTCCATTGTTGCACGAATGGCAATCATTTCTTGCTCAAACAAGTTAACAGGGGTTCCATCTGCATTCTGGATTGTTGAGATTTGGCCTTCTTCCGAAATCTTATAATTGATGTTGTAAGGTACACCGTAGATAAGATTGTCAAAGTTGCCAGCGAGCAAGTCGCCTTTTTTGAAATTCTTAGACTTCATGTCCACGGTCACGATTCCGTCAAGCTTGTTGTTTTCTTTGTCGTAAATCGTCTTCTTGTCACCGTCACGAGCTTCACGAAGGGCGGAGCGGTTTGATACACGAGATACAAACGCATTGATTTCAACATCGCTGTCCAGCAACTTGTCTTCAAGTTTCAGGATATTTTCAAAGTTGATCGGGCCACCAATAACCTTGCTTGCATCCTTGGCAGCTTTGGCCACTGAATTAGCAAACGGCGTTTCATGGCCGAGAAGACCAGCTTCGTCAATTTTGGTGTAGAATGCTTCGACGATCTGAGGTTTCATGTCGTTGAAGAATTTCTCCCAAGTATAGTTCAGCGCTTCGCGAGAAGCTAGCAAGATGATACCCAACTTGTGAGCTTTCAGCTTAACAGGAATGACTTCTGGCTTATCTGTCTTGATTTTTTCAGTTTCATTTACCCAGTAAGCAGAAACCCCATCCGTCTGAACGTAGACTGTTTTCTCTTGTTCTCCGTCCATTTCGTGGTATTTTCCAAGCTGCATCACGAGCGAGTTCTTAGAGACCTCTTTCATGATGATGTCTGTGAATTTCTTGTGAAAAGTTCCGTCTTTTTTCTCAGAAACCAGAACTTTCTCAGGGTTAAAAGTTTGTACTGTCATTTATTTCTCCTTTTTTCAGATAATGCGTGAGTCGCGGAAGATTTCTCCGGGACTTTTCGAGTCCGAACTACCAAACGATGATGAAACACCCGGTGGTTCAGATTGAGTGTATTCAGCTTTGATTTCGCTGATGATGCTTTCAAAGTCAGCAATTGCCTGTAAAGTGCCGTCTGCGGTATCTTTGACCACAAAAGATAGCACCTTTTCGTTTACCGGCAATTTTCGGCTGGAAAGCGTCTTGATGGCTTCGTCCGTCAATTCTCGCTTGGTTTGTTCTTTCTCCAAACCAGCGATTTTGTCTAGCAAAGCCTGTTTTTCAGCTTCGGCCTCTTTTCGGCGGTATTCCTCAAGCTCTTTTCCGGTCAATTCAGACTCTGCTTTGTACTTTTCGAGAGCTTGTGCAATAGCTTCTTGTGTAGCCTGAGCGTGCTTTTCCTCCGCTTGCTTCAAGCGGCGTTGCATTTCAGCAAGTGAGACCATCTTTTCAGCTTCTGGCTTAGGCTCTGCAGCGCCTTCTCCGTCGCCTGAAGCTTCAGGATCTCCTTGAGGCTCTCCGCCTTCAGCAAAAAATTGAAGATTGCGCAAGTTCATGCGCAACATAGATTTGCATTCTGCCATATTGGCTCCTTTCTTTACGCTTTTACGGGCAACCTCCCCGAACTCATGCACCTTTTTATGTCTTCAGCACGGTTTGGACAATATAAAAACCGTACGGGATTCCATACGGTTTATAGTGATTTATAGCGGTTTATTCCGTTTCTTTAGGTACGACATTCTTTTCAACCCAGCTTTTAAAATCATCAAAAGTATCCATTTTTTTCAAAGATAGATAGTTCTCAATTTTTTTAATAGCTTTCTGAACCGATTCATCATTAAAACAGTAACCATTTATTGATAAATCAAAGATTTTATTGCCATTTTCTTTATCAACAATCCATAACTCGCTGCCGGTCCAACCGCTTAGCGAATCGTGGCATTTTTTAGATTGTATCTCAAAATGATTATCTTCGATCAATCCAATTAGCTTTTTGTATTTATTCATTAAAACCTACTTCCTGCCAAACCAGCTTGGCTTTTTCGACTTGCTAAACGAAATGACAGCATTGTCCAAATCTAGCTCCATTTTCTCGTTGGCAGCTTCCAACTTGTCAAAACGCTCATTTGTTGCTTGGACATTGCGAGAATTTAGGTTCTGCATCTCTTCAATCATCTTGCCTTGCATGTTGACTGTAGCTTTTAGCGCAGATACTTCAGCAGCCAATGCAGCATGCTGTCTTTCGATTGCGCGTCTTTTAGACGCTTTTTTCTTAACTCGTTTGTTCATGATTTACCTCATTATTTTTCGTTTTGTTTTATATTCCTCAAGTCTCAAACTCATCAAGCGTACTTCCACCTGCCTTGTAATTCATCTTGATATGACCATAGGCAGAACACCGACAATTAGGGTGCATTGGAAACATATTCACGCCCTTTTCCACTTCATCAATTGGAATCGCCTTCTTATCAAGAGGCCTACAAATGTCACAAGCGCCCGGTTCTGCTACGTAGATCATGTGAGTAAAGCCGTTATCCTTTAGCATAGCAAGCTGAGCATCTGCGTTAATGCGTGCTATTTCGGTTTTCAAAAGACGCTTAGCATTCTCTTTGCTAGTGCCGTACCTATTAGCCAATAGCTTAGTCTCCTGCTTGTAGCCCATCATATCAGTATAGATACGATTGAGCGAAGAGAAAACATCCCTTTGTAGATTGGCTTGTAGACCCGTCCTACCCCAAATCCGACTAGAGAAATTCTGTCCGTAGAAATCGGCGTCTAAAATGCTCTGCATTCGTTTTTTCGCCCCACTGGATGAAATACCCAAGATGCCCGCTTGACGCTTGTATTCAGCTAAATATTCGTCTCTACGTGCCTTGTCAAAGACTTCGTTGACTTCAGCGGTTAAATTTTGAATTTCGAGGGCGAGTTCCGCTTTCAAAAGTTCCAGCCTGCTGACCTTCATTTTCAAATTGTAAGTCCTGAGCCAAGAGTTAGTCTTAGAACTAAAATCTTTTTCCTTGACCGCTTTTTCAGCCTTCTTGGCAAACTTCTCAACGTCAAATTTAGAAGCCTTTTTCATCACTTCTTGCTTGGTTAGACCCTCTTTTTTAGCATAAGCTAGATAAAATCTATCTATTTCTGATTGCATGCGGTCAAAAGACTCTTGATAAAGTCGAGCGAGCACCTTATCTCTATCTATATCCCGCTTTATCAATTCAGCTTGCGCCTTTCGCTCGGCATTGTAACGCTGATTCTTAGTCGTTTGCTTGCTTACCATCTGATTTACCTATAATCTGGCCAATTTCACTGTCGCTAGCTCCGTTTTCTTTCAAAATGCGTGCTTGCTCTGTCTTGTAGTCAGTGAAGCTGGCGCTGTTCATCAAGGTCTCTTGTGATAGATTGCCGCCTGCCTCAATGTATGCCTTGATTTCCGTCCAGACATCTTGTGGGATGTTAGGGTGGAATGTGAAAGTTAGCTTGTTAGCTTCGATTGCAGGCTTGTTGATTGCTTTGTGAATATTGCTGATGAGCTCGTATCTGCGACGCAAAGCCTTTGTAAAATAAGCTTCCTTGTCTTTTCGGACCTGCTCAAGTCCAATCATCTTATAAAGCAGAGCAATCCCTGATTGCGTTGAATTGAAACGGTCATCCTCAAGATTCGGAATACGACTAAACCTGTGGATATCGTTGGCTAGACGGTTCTTGTAAGCTTCCGTGCCTTGCACGTCGTATTGCTTGTAGATATATCCAGCATCTGCGCTTGTTTGCTGCCCGTTTGTGCTTACTCCTGTTTGAAGCAGTAGCGTGTTAGCTTCTTTCATCTTCGCTGCATTCTCGGCACTCATTCCAATAGCTTCTAAGTCACCTTTAATCAACAACAAAGCGTCATTCAAATCGCTCATGTAATTCGCAGTATCCGATTGACTAGCGTCGTATGCGTCAATTAGAGAGATTTCGCTCTCGTAGTCACCCATCCTAAAGCGGTTGTTCCACCATTCGACAACTGGCACATCCTTGTATTCATGTTTCTTATCAGATTCGACAATCAAATTGATCGAATTGACCGAAAATGGCTTATAAGAGATGATTCTATCTTTTGTGTAGACAGTAGCAGAGACCTTATCTGCGAAAATAGGCAGATGCACCGCTGCGATAATGTTCTGCTCGACTGTCAAATCTCGAATAACAAACATTTCAAGCGGACTGATCAAGACGACGCGATCAATATTATCTTTGTCTCTAAAGTGATATTCAAAAGCCCGGCCATAAACCGAAGCGTCAAACGCAAGGTCACTGTTCAGAGAATTGATGTCGTTCTGCCACTCGATTTCTTCGATGACCTTCAATTGCTCTTCTTCTGCACCTTCTAAAATGCCGACCGTGACCGGATTTCCAATGACATAGCTAGTAGCAAAACTAGAGATATAACCGCCCCACTTGTGGCGCACCCGGTAATCTGCCTTTTCTTTGTCTAACCGTCTACTGCCAGCCAAAATACTGTAATTATCGCCCTGTGCATAAGAAGCAAGCATCTTCAACCTTTTTCTTTGGTTCTCAAAAAACGCTTCAATCATGTCACGAAACGCCTTTTTGCCAGTTTCCGTTTCCAAAAGCTCATCGCTTGAGACGTGCCTAAACTGCTCATTTGACAAGCTGTCAAAATGCAAGCTGTCCGATCTTGCTTTAGTATCGGTATCTATTCCATGCTCAAATTCGTTTACTTTATCCACTTTCTACCTCCTGAACATCTTATTGATTTTGCTGATTGCTTTGTCTACATTGACTTCCTTTTTAGCTTGGAAGATTCTATCTTGCAAAGCATACCTGATTGCATCAATACAGTGATTATAGCTATCCACCGGCTCGTTGATGTATTCGTTCGTCTTCTTGTCTTTTTTCCAAGTGTAATTTTCCAGTTCTTCAATCAGCTTCACACACCGCTCATCAACTACCCAGTCGTACTGTAAGAGATACTGGATCCCTTGCATGACCGATCCAGGACCTTTCTGCACATCGATAACCCGAGGGATTCCAAGATTTCGCAATTCCTGATTCGATTTCTTTTCTGCCGAGTCGGCTCTGATTTGCTCTTTAGCATACCCAAGAGCCTTGATGCTCTCTGCGATTTTGTCGTTGGTCAAATTCTTTCTAACAAATTCCTCGACCACATAAAGCTTCCTGTTTGCATCGTCAATCCTAATGTGCATCAAAGCTGACGGATCATTGATAAAACCGTAGTCAAGGCCAAAATAAGCCGGCAGATGCGCCAGCTCGTCTTTGTTTAATAGGCGTTTCTCGTATTTCGGAAATACCAGCTTGTCAAGAGTAGCAAATTCACCCAGAGCATAAATCTTGTAGTAAGCTCCATTACGGTTGGCCAACTCTTCGATATTTTCGATCGTGACCCGATCCAAGAAACGATTATCTTTGTACGAAGTATGGTAAACAACCGTATTTTTTGGTTTCTTGACAAAAAAGGCGTTGTAGGTCCAGTTTACTTTCGAAACCGGATTAAACATCAAGAAGATTTGTTTCAGCTTGTGTTTCTTATCCCGCAAACGCAAAGTCAGCTGCGTGTAATCGTCTAGCGTGAACTCAGAAGCTTCTTCCATGACCACGTCAGACACACCCTTAATTGACTTGATTTTCTCTGGGTTATCCAATCCCTTGAAGATGAATTGGACACCGTTTGGTAACTCAATCCGATAAGCTGAATTATTGACCTTGCATTTATCAAGTAGACCCCAAAGGTCCAAACATTGCTTTACATCCTCAAAGATTGAGTCATAGACCGTTGACCCAACTTTTCGAAGAAAAAGGATCTTGCGTGGGTATTTCCAGTCCTGACAAGCCTTAAAGACCACTTTTTGAATAACTCCGTGGCTCTTGCCTGAAGAAGCCCCTCCGTAGTGAACTTCGGTAAAGGTTGAGTAGTCCGTCAGCTTGTCGTATATATGTTTATTAAAGACCCTGCTAGGGTAGTCAATGACTATTTCAATTTTAGGCTTACTCTTCGTCAGCGTCCCAATCACCTACTTTAATTTCGATAGTGCGTTGAGTGATATCGATGTTGTTTTGATACATGCCTAGCGTTTTTGCGTATTTGTCAGAGGCCGAGAGCATTACAGATAAATCAGGAGGGACTTCTTTGACAGACTGATAGCCTTCGCCATCGCCGACAAGCTTGACATCTTTAATTTCGCGCCTGATGATCTTGGCCCAAAACTGCTGAATATCAACCGAATTGAGCAAAGAAAGCTCCGTTCTGCGCTCGTCAAAGGCGTTTTTTAGCTTTTCAACGACTGGTGGGATATGTACATACTTTTCCATACCTGCCAACATGTTATGAGCTGTCTTTCCTGCGCTTTTCTCGCTAAAGCCAGCTTCTTTTGCTGCTTGTGTAGCGTTTTGAAATCCATTGGCCATGTAATTGAGTACGAAAGACTTCTGCCTGCTCCGAGAGGCTGGCCAGTCTGACATCAAATCATTAGCCACTGTTTTTAATTCTTCGATTGCTAGTTTTTCACGTTCATTCATGACCACCCCTCCTTTCGACAAAACAAAAGAACCAGACATTCACTGTCTAGCTCTTATTCATTGATGATACTATAATAACACGTTGAAACTGCCACGCACTGACAATCACTGACAATCACTGCCAAAGACTGCCATTTACTGACAGAAGCGGTCTAAATCTCGTTTGGCTTGTCTAAGCAAACGATAGTAGGTTCTATCGCTGCAGTTCAATTCGTCCATCACTTGCCATCTAGTCATTTTATCGATATAAACCAAGCTCAATATAGCCTGACTATCCGTATTATCCAGAGAGTCAATCAGCCCCTGCAACTCTCTTTGTTTTCTGATAGCTTCAGCGGTCTTCTGCTCTATTTCTTCCTTGGCCGTTATCAACTCGACATAGATATCATCTTGCTTGCGCTTAACCCCTCCTGAAACCTTGTCCGGAGAAAATTTCTGGCTAGACAAGAGCGAGGCTTCGACCTTGTCTCTTCGTCTAATCAAACTTGCAATATATAGATCAAGGTTTCTTAAATCCTTTAAAATAGCCTTCGCCTTGCTCACTCTCTGTCTCCTTTTATGATATAATAATCTTATTGAGATTTTAGCTGAGGCAGAGAGTGCCTTGGCTTTTTTTATTTAACAAATTCGTTGATCAGGCCCTAGCTTGTTATCCATTTATTTCTCTTTCTAAAGCTGTTCCGATTTTTTCATTGTAGTAACTCAAAGCCTTACCTTCTAGCATTTTAATTTGTGTGATATTGTCTATAAAAAACTCCAAGTCTGCACTCATTTCATCTAGCATCTGTTCATATGTTTTTTCTGGCATTTCGCTCCTCCTACGCCTCTACTACTGGAAAGTGGATTTTACCAACAACTAGCGACCCTACACTGTAGTAATAGCCACCATTGCCATCATCAGCCTCACATTCTGCCAAAGCTATTGGATTTTGATTGTGGTAAATAGTGACCGTATTCTCACAAGTGGTCCCGTCGCCATTGTCGAATTTTGTGGGTTCTCCGATTTTTACATCAGTAATGACTGCGTCTAGTGTGACATTCTTGAACTCTCCACCTGCTGAGGCACAGCAATCACTTTCTGACATTTCAATAGTGACCTTTGTCCCGTCCTCAAGTTCCAGGTGGTCCTTGTCCCACTTCACAATACGCTTATAGAGTAACAACTCTTTCAGTTCTTCTAGTGAGCCATAACGCTCATCTTTACTGCCCCACATGGAGCGCCAATCTGGGATTTCAATAGTTCTGGTCATCTTAATTACCTCTTTTCTTCAAATATCTGATTTTCGTAGATGTTGCCTTGAAAATACACATCACAATTTTCAAGGCAATCAAATAGATTATCCCAAACATCTTTTCCTGTTCGGATATCTAGTAGTTTAAACATCCCTTTATCAAAGATAATCTTTGCTCTACCGCTATCTTCGAATTCATCCCAATAGGTCCAGAGGATAACATCTCCTTCAAAAAGTTCCTTTTCAAACTCATCTTTGAGTCCTGTTGATTGCATGATTTCGCATTGCTCCCAGTCATACTCGTCATGACAAGTGTCACAGTCTGAATGTTGACAGCCTCTAACTGTTACGATCTTATCTCTGTAGTCTATATAGACAATATCTTCAGGCCAAAACATCTTAGACAGTTGTTTAACAAATATTCTTACTTTTAACATCAGTTACCTCTCTGTTTAAGATACTTAGGGATGTCATCGCCGACCTTGAGGCTCTCGTACTGTTCCTTGGTTACTAGAAACCTGCCGTAAGCCCCTGCTGTGACCGTGTAGCGCCCCTCTATGATTTCCTTGTCCGTGATTCTGCCGTGCATTTCTGCGCCAGCATTATCCGCTTTGTGGATGATGATAGGCTGTCTCTGCCCCAGTTCTTTTATACGGATACTCTGCCAGATGTTCAATCCAACAGAAAACACAATCAGGATTGCTATGAATCGTTTCAATCTGTTGCCTCCTCGACTGTGAATTTAATTCGATGACTTCCGATGTTGAAGAAATTCTCGACAGCTATTTTCTTTTCATTTGATACAATTTTCATTCCAGCTTCCATCACTTCACCTCCTCAGCTTATCTTATGGCTTTCCAGGTCTCCAAAATCCTGACCATAATTGACAAAATAAGAGCCGATCAGGATTGCGTCAGCTTCATCGTCTTTGACGTGCATATCGAATTCATCGGAGACCTTAGCAACAGCCTGCAGCTTCATTGACTTCTTGCTACGGTCTTTGTAGCTGAACTTCCAATACTTGCGCCAGGTGGAAACATTGACAAAGAATACATTATCAGCAATCAGCCGGCCAAGGATGATGCCTGTCACAATTCCAATGCTAATCATGGATTGCTGATTTGGTCCCATGACTGAGTTCTTCTCAACCACAATCGATTCAAAATGGCAGTCGTATTTCTGAAGCGCTCTCGATTGAATCGCTCGTAGTTCGCTAGCCATAAAGCGTCCACGCTCAAAGAATGACTTGCTTTTGTGTTTTAAGACACCACTCTGGACAAGGTTAGAGCCGTGAAATACGGCCCATCCTGTCGCAGTAGTTGAAATGTCTAACGATAAT